AAAGCTCTACAATGGCTTTGATGGCAGATCAAGGAGCCTTTGGAGATAAACCTGATGCAGCTGTATTTGCAGACACAGGTTGGGAACCTAAACCTGTAATAGAACATTTAAACTACCTTAGAACCATTCTAAGTTATCCTGTACACATTGTTAAAAAAGGTAACATCAAAGATGACATACTCACGGCTCTCGGACCCAGTGGTAATCAATTTGCGAGCGCTCCATTCTATACCCTAAATGAAAATGGTAAGAAAGGTATGGGAAGAAGACAATGTACAAGAGAGTATAAGATAACGCCTATAGCTAAAAAGATTAGAGAGATTATGGGTTTAGTACCTAGACAAAGATTTCCTAAAGATAAATTTGTAGAAGTATGGGTAGGTATATCTATGGATGAGATTATGCGTATGAAGCCTTCTAGATTTTGGTGGCAAAAGAATAGATGGCCTTTAATAGAAAAGAAAATGTCACGAACTGATTGTTTAAAATGGTATGAAGGTAAAGGATTTAAAATACCAGTTAAATCAGCTTGTATTGGTTGTCCTTTTCACGATGATGCTTTTTGGTTAGATATGAAAAATAATAGACCTGATGAATTTAAAGAAGCAGTGCAATTTGATAAAGATATGCGCAAACATAATCCTAAAGTTAAAAACTTTGTACACAGGCAATGTGTACCCTTAGATCAAGTTAAGTTTAAAGAAAAAGAAAAAATTGATTTATTTAATCAAGAGTGTGAGGGTATGTGTGGCCTCTAATTGAAGCAATATGTGATGTTGGATCAGGACTTTTATTAGCAATTGGTATTCAATTAGTTATATTTCCTTTTTTTGATTTGCATCCAACTATTTTAGATAGTATACACATAGCTATAATATTTACTGGCATATCTTTGATTCGTTCTTGGTTATGGCGGTTATTTTTTAGGAGATATCATGACAGATAAAACTATATTTGATTCAGTTAGTCCACAAAATAAGCAGGTTGGTGGAAGTCACTATAAATCATTTCATATACAGCCGTATGAATTTATATCTAAAAATAATCTCAGCTTCTTTCAGGGGAATGTTGTGAAGTACGTTTGTAGGTACTTAAATAAAAACGGTGTTGAAGATCTACAAAAAATAATTCATTACTGTCAATTAGAAATTAAAAAATTAAAAGATTTAAAAAAATGAGTGCAATCGGTATCAATTGGAATTTAAAATACCGAGAACAAATTAAAACTTTAAAAGATAAAGTAGATAAGTTATATAGAGAGAATCAACGAATGAAGAAAAGATTAGAAAAACACGAAGGATCACGAGCAATGGTACATTACTATAATAAACAATCAGCATGACTAGCGCACTTCAATTTACATTTAATTTTAAAAAACATATTTGGTCTTGTCCCTCAGAATATAAAGATCTAAGTGCTTATGATGAAATAGCAATCGACTTAGAAACTAGAGACGAAGGTATTAATAATAAACTTGGTGCAGGTTGGGCAACAGGTAATGGCTATGTTATTGGTTTTGCTGTGGCTGTAGAAGGTTGGCAGGGTTACTATCCTTTCAAACATCAGGGTGGAGGTAATATGATACCTGACCAGGTATTAAAATATATAAAAGATGTATGTGCCTTACCTTCAAGAAAAATATTTCATAATGCTCAGTACGATGTTGGTTGGTTACAGCATATGGGTATCAAAGTTAATGGTGAAATAGTTGATACGATGATTGCAGCTGGTGTGATTAATGAAAACAGATGGTCATATAGTTTAAATGCATTAGCTAAAGATTACTTAGGAGAATTAAAATCAGAAAACGATTTAAATGAAGCTGCTAAAGATCACGGAATAGATCCTAAAGCAGAGATGTGGCGTTTACCTGCAGAGCATGTTGGTTTTTACGCGGAACAAGATGCACGGCTCACGTACCTTTTATGGCAAAGATTCAAGCCTGAATTACAGAATCAAAGTTTAACTACAGTATGGGAACTAGAAAATAAGTTGTTACCAATTCTAATACAAATGAGAATGAAAGGTGTTAGAGTAGATGTAGAAAAAGCTAATCAATTAAAATTGGAATTCCAAAATCAAGAAAAAGAATATTTACAAAAAATAAAACAACTAGTAGGAAAAGACATAGACATATGGGCAGCACGACAAATCGGAGAAGCCTACGATAGACTCGGTCTAGACTATCCACGTACCGAAAAAACTCAAGAACCATCTTTTACAGCTAATTGGTTGGCAAATTCTAAACACGACATATCTAAATTTATAGCACAAGCTAGAGAGATCAACAAGTTTCACGGTACATTTTTAGATTCAATACTAAGATATGAACACAACGGGAGGATACATGGTGAAATCAATCAACTACGTTCTGATAGCGGTGGGACTGTCTCTGGTCGTTTGTCTATGGCTAATCCTAATTTACAGCAGCTTCCTGCTCGTAACAAAGACTTCGGCCCTAAAATCCGAGGACTCTTTTTACCTGAGCAAGGATGTAGGTGGGGGTCATTTGACTACAGTCAGCAAGAACCACGAATGGTAGTTCATTACGCAGCTTCTATTGGTGAAGGATACGAAGGATCTAATGAGCTGGTAGAAGCATATGCGAATTCAGAAACAGATTTCCATCAAACAGTTGCTGATCTAGCAGGTATAGAGAGAAAACAAGCAAAAACAATTGGATTGGGATTAATGTACGGGATGGGAAAGAATAAACTAGCAAACAGCCTTGGCCTATCAACAGAAGAAGCATCAGCGCTAATTGCAAAATATAATAGAAAAGTTCCATTTGTAAAACTATTATCAGATAGATGTATGCAAAAGGCAAGTGATGAAGGTGTAATAAGAACTAAAAAAGGTAGAAAATGTAGATTTGATATGTGGGAACCTAAAGACTTTGGTATTCATAGCCCAGAAACCTTTGAAAATGCTTGTTCTAAATATGGCAGAAATAACATTAAAAGAGCATTTACATATAAAGCTTTAAACAGATTAATACAGGGATCTGCAGCAGATCAAACTAAACAAGCAATTGTAAGTTGTTATGAAGCAGGACATTTACCAAAATTACAGATACACGATGAATTATGTTTTGACATTAAGAATGACGATGAAGTAAAATCAATAAAAGAAACGATGGAAACTTGTATGGATTTTAAAGTACCAAGTAAAGTAGACGTAGCATTGGGAGATGACTTTGGACAAGCTTCATAAAAATATTGTAGAAGGTACCGGGACAGTAATCTGGCCTTTGTATATGTTATTTAAAAATAAACTTAAATTGGTTAAGTTTGATGATGTTGTATTAAGACACGGCACACACGCAGAGTTTAAACAAACAGTTAGACATGATGTGAGTAGAAATGGTTTGTTGTGTCCTATGGTCTTAGACAAAGATAATGTTTTAAGAAATGGTAATCATAGATTTAAAGTTTTAAGAAAACACGGAGATGCTAGTCTTTTTTATGTAGCCAAAGATGATGCTGAAGTTAATTTCTTTTCAAGAATGAATGTTAAAGTTTGGGAAATGCATCCAAATGTAAATGATTTAAGTTTTTGTTTTGAAGGTAAAATGAAAAAGTATACTGAGAAATGTCTTCACCTATTTACAGATGTAAGAAATGTAACTCCATAGCACACGTAGTTGAGAATAATGTAGATTATTATTGCGCACCCTGTGTTATAAAACGTGACAGAATACCTGTAACGCTTTCGCGAAATAAAAAGAAAAAAAATAAAGCTAGTTAAATTAACCAGCTATGTCGTATAAACCAAGCTTTGCATCTTCAACGCTTTGGTCATTGATCTTAGTTTTAAGATCTTTTATTTTAATATCAATCCACTTCATATCAGTTGTTACTCTACCTTGTTCCAACGCCTGTTGTGCCCACTTGGACTCCAACTGAAGTTTCTCCGATATTAACTTTTGCAGTGCCATTATCTAGCTCCTCATAAGTTACGAAGACAAGTCTAGGTGTGTATAAATTTTCTTCTTGCACCGAAAACTTACCTTCGTTTAGGTTTTTAACGAAGCCGTTTTGTGCCTCTTCATCATTAGCTGCGTTTACGGTACTACGAATTAATAACCTTGCAGCTCTTGCCGAGAACAAATATTGCTTCATAAGATAATCTTATCAACTTATAAGTGTAAAATCAAGTGTTTTTAGAATAGTTGTCAACAACACAAGCCAGATTTAATTCTATAATTTGTAAACCTTTCGAGGTCATATTATCCGCTATTTCCTTAGTTTTTTTGACACGTGTGTCTTCACAAGCTTCTTTTGTGTAATAAATTATTGGATCTTCTGCGAAACTAAAACAATTAGGTGCACCTGTAAAAGGGTTAAAAACACATAAAACACCAATTAATACAAATTCAGCCATACAACATCATAACACAAAATTTATGCTTGACACTCATATACATATTCCTATATTGATGGGACAAGGAGAAAAACAATGAACTTAAAAAGTAAATCAAAAGTATTTAAAACTTGGATAGAAAAAATTGATTTAGTTTTATCTGAAGCAGATAATTTTGAAACAGCTTCTAACAAGTTAAAATCATTAACACTAAAAGTAAGAGGGGAATACATTCAACCTATGCATACAGATTTAGGTCATGCTATGGCAATGGATGAATTTGAAAACAGATGAATGGATATATAGTTTTATTATTATTTATAATTGGTTTTGCAATTTTATTTCCTAAATTATTTTTAGTAACTATAGGAGCCTTGTTATGGTCGTTAAATTAAAATTTAGTGAACTATCTTGGCAAGATAAACAAATTGCTGCAATCAATCGATTAAGTAAAGCTAAAGGTTGGTCGTTCGGCGATAACAATCCTTACTTCGAAAGAGTTTGGAATGTCATACACAATAAAAATATAAAAACAAAAAAACAAATGAAAGAGGAGTGTAAAAAAAATGGATATAGATAAATTTAAATCAGTAGCAGTTAGAAAACCAGACTATGAATTGTTGAAAGGACTTTGTAATGAAAAGTTTAGGTCACCTGCTTCAATGATATCAAAACTAGTCAATGAATATGTTGAGTACCAGGCAAAGAAAAAAAATCTATCAACTGACAAATATATAAAGGAGGTCTTAAATGTACAATCCAATGGTGGAGGAAATAAAAAAGTTAAGCGAAAAAGTAAAAGAGCTCACTAAAAAAGTTGAGTTGTTAACTAGAGAAAACCAAATGTGTGAAAAACAAATTACATATTTACAAAATAAACTAAAGGAGAAAGAAAATGTACAAATACAATCGAATAATGTTTAAAGGTGTTATTGAATTTGGTAACGATAAAAAAGCAGAAAGGGTGCCAATTAAAATATTGTCTCAAAGAGGAGATAAAATGAAGTTTGAAGCTTCAATTAATGAACCTCAAACAGTTGGGATGGAACCAAATCTTTTTAAAACAGAAATGAAATATTTTGTTAAAAATATTGCAGACTATATTAATCAATATGGAGAAAATGTATGACAGAAATAATAAAACAAATAGTTGAAAGTTTAAAGTTGCTGAGACAATCTCAGATGGTGAGCCAACAATCTGTTGAAATCGTTAATAAAAGAATTGATGAATTAGAACAGAAAATTAATGATCTAGCTAAACACGTTAGGGGGCCAAATTAAAAATGGATCACAGAGATGCAGAGGCTTTGGCTGCGGAGATTGCTTACATGCAAGACGACCCCAGCTTTAGACCTAAGCGAAATAATAATATGAAAGTTAAAGAAAAAATTGTCATAGATGATTACATTAGATACTACATACACGATAAAAAGAATGGTCACGATATTGTTATTTGCTATGGTAATGAAAACAATGTGAAAGATGTTAAAACTTTAACTATTCACTGTACTTGGAAAAAGAATAAAAATCCTAGAACTAAACCCTTTACTTATGGAGAGAAAAAAGATAAATGACTACAATGGATATAAAATACGGTGATCCCTACAAGATTTGTAAGAATTGCAAAGGCAATGGTTACGTTAGAATTTTGCCTTACTCTGAAACGCAAACTTGCAAACAGTGTGGTGGAGCAGGTCACTTTGAAAGAAACAAAAAGCACAGAATTAACAAAGGGTT